CTTGATCCGAAGTGCAACATTTTTGATATTGACAACACAGCGATGTTCTTGAATCACAAGCACATTTTCCGCACGCTTCGATCTATTCTCGCCAATCCGCAATACGACGCTGCAGAAAAGCAGAAGCTCGTTCAATACCTTGACTCAAAGCAGGGCCTCATTCGCATTGAGGACACTGTAGAAGCACGACAGAGACGAGATGAGCGCCTACGCATACTCGGAGTAACAAACTTCGATGAATTCGGTGCAAAGGACGTGCAGGTAGAACTCAAGGAATGCTATAAGAAAATATGGGTGGATGCGGATAAGAAATTCGTATGGCACCTCATTGTGCAGGCTGCTGATACCGCAATCCTTTTGAAGAAGCCATTGAAGAAGGCAATCGGGGTAGACTTCACGCCATTCGTCACATGGGCTGATGATCCGGATATCAATGATCCGTGGTCAGATGGCAAGGCTGATTCAGTGCGCACATTCAACAAAATCGCCAATATCTACGTCTCACAAATGCTCGAGAATCGCACATATCGAAATTTTGGTATGTTCTTCTACGACAACACCAATCAGAAATTCACACCGAATGCTGTAGATCCTCGGCCTTTCGGCATGTATGGAATTCCGGGGGATCCTACGAAGATCATGAAGCAGATGGATATTCCTGCGCTTTCAGGAACAGTAGAAGAGCTTTCATACCTCAAAGAGCTTATACAGTCATCAGTAGCGATTACTCCTAACGAGCAAGGACTTGATAACAAGGGGGCTACAACGCTTGGAGAAGTGAAAATCAATCTCGCTCAATCACAAGGACGTCTCGCAGTAACAGCAAAGAATTACCGCACCGCATGGAAGGAATTCGGATGGAAATTCTATGAAATACTCAAGGCAAATGCCAAAGGAAAGATTACACTCTACAAGAAAGGCCCTGATGATGAATACTATCCAAAGGACATATATCCAAAGGACTGGATGACAGAGGACGGATTCGATATCCGAGTCGTCTTGAAGTCAGAACGCGACGCAGAGGACAATATGGGACTTCAGAAGGCACAATTTGTGCAGGGAGCATTCCAAAACAACCCTGCCGCACAGAAAATTGCAAAGAGAAAGATGCTTGAAGCTCTTGGATGGAAGCCTGATGAAATAAAGCAGGTAGAAGATGCTGAAGATCAGATGGCCGCAGCCGCAAAAGGAGCAGCCGGAGGGGCCGGATCAGGGGTAGACATCACTGCAGCTCCAAAACAGGGCCTTGACCCTGCATTACTAGCTAAAATGGCAGGAGCCAAAATGTAATAATCATGAATCCATCAACAATCATGAGCCGATGGCTCAAGAAAATCGGAGTTAAAGACTACTATTCCCTCACTGAAGAGGAAAAGAAGACCTATTTGCAGATGGAAGAGATGCTCCGAGGCAAGAAATTGACTGATGAAGACGTGGCAAATTTCTGGAATACCACTTTCAAGGAGATCACAGATAAGCTCACCTCACCTGATCTAAGCACAAAGGAAAGAGACTTCCTCATTGTTGAGCTTCGTCTCGCAAAAAAGATAATTTCTTTCCTTGATGCCCCGAACATTCAAGCACGCAATGCTAGAATAGCTATTGAGTCGCAATTATCAGCATAATTTAATTTCAACGCACATGGCATTCAAAGAATATGACGGATTGAGTACCGATCAGGCTATGGCAAAGCTGCGAGCCAAATCGTTTCACGACGAAGAGGACAAGGCTTTCGCTAGAGCAAGAGCTGATCTCCTCTCTCCCGAAGAGCTTGCTGCAATCACCGGAGATGAAATGCCGGAGAAGAAGCAAGAAGCAAAGGCGCCAGTAGGAAATGATGCAGATCAAACTCCTTCTGCCCCAGTAGCCGGAGATGTTGAGCTTGTAGATGAGAAACTCAAGCTCGATGAACTCCAAGCGATCGCTGCCGAGAGCAATCTCGACACGAGCGGAAAGAAAGCAGACCTCATCGAGAGGATCAACGCTTTCAGGAAGAGCAAGTAGCACATTACAATTTCGATAATCATTCCAAACCATCTAATAGATGAACGGAAAAAAACAATGTCACAAAACCCAAATGCAAACCCTAGTCCTGATAACTTCAACGATGTTGAGGCCAAAGCAGAACAGGAACGCAAGGAAGCTGCATATCCTAAGAAAACAGACGGCAGTGTGGACGTGGATGCCCTCACAACCGAACAGAAAGCAGAGTACTGGAAGGACAGGCACGATGCTTCAACTCGAGGATTCCATCAATTTAAGGCGAAGACCGATGCCGAAATTGAAACCCTCAAGAAATCCCTACCGCCAACACCTTCGAAAGAAGCTGTCAACGCGGCAGCCGCAAACGCGGAAACCCTAGAAGACTTTGAAAAATCTATACCAAACTTCGAACTTCTTGACATCGATACTCAAACGAACCTTCGCGCTATCTTCACAGCATTAGAGAACCGCGTATTCTCGAAGCTGAATAACGATCCCGGTGTAGCCTTTGCTCGCCAGACGTTTAATGAGCAGAAGTGGGAGAAGGCATTCAATGCCATCGCCCCTGCATTCGGTGAGGATCTATCCAAGAAGAAAGAGGACTTCAAAAGCAAGTATTTTCAACCGCACAATGTGCCGGACAATATCGAAGAAATACTTACGCAGCTTGCGAAATCCTACCTCTATGACAGTGCAAAAGAGAAAGGCGCAGAAGAAGCTCGCCTACAGGATCAGGAACGTGTTGACCTCGCAAGAGGCAACGGCGGCCCTAAATCTCCTCAAAGTGGCATGTCACTCGATGATTGGGATCATCTCCGTAGAACGAATCCGAAAGAATTCGCTCGACGCGCACCTGAATATAATGCTGCTATGGCAGCCGGTCAGTTGCAGGAGTAATAGAATCTAGGGCTTTATCAAGTGTCACATTATTTGTTAATTACTATGACCCAAAATCTAGCCCCATTTACACCTAAGAAGTACTCATTGAAGACAGTTGAACTGCTCTGGAATGAGACTCTCTACACACGAATCACTAACACTGATTACGAAGGTGAAATCAAAAAGGCAGGCGACCGTGTAGTCGTCCGCACAGCGCAGAAACTCACACTTTCTGCATACACAAAGGGTATGACCCTTTCAACACAAGACCTCAATCCTTCTTCAGAAGAATTGATTGTCGATCAGCAATACTACTTCAAGTTTATTGTTGATGATGTTGATAAGCTACAGAACGATATTGACGAAATCAATATCACTGCAGCAAATTCTAAGCGAGACATCAGTGAGCTTATCGATACCGATATCCTCTCTTACGCTTGGAAGCAGGTACATGGCTTGAATGCCATCGGTACAAACTACTCAACAGGTACAGTAGCAATCGCTGCTACAACCGGAGTGGTAACAGGTACAGGTACAACCTTTACCGCAGCAATGGTAGGTGCGCCTTTCAAGGCAGCCGGCCATACGAAGTATTACAGAATCGCTACTTATACTTCTGCAACATCAATCACGATCATCGATCTTGATGGAGTTGCCTACACAGGTGGCGTGATCGGTGCCGGTGCTACTTATGTGGCTTACGCTGCAACAGCTATCGCCGTCACAAAGTCTACTATCTACGGATACCTTGTAGACTTGAAGACTGCTCTTTCAAAGAGACTTACCCCTCGAACTGGACGATTCCTCGTCGTGAATGCTGATGCTGAAGGCTTGATCCTGAAGGCACCTGAATTCATTCCTGCAGTAGGCGATGCTTACGCACAGGCAGTGAAGCAGGGTATGATCGGAAAGATCGCAGGATTCGATGTGTACTTCAGCGAATTGATCGCCGGAGACAACACAAACGGATACTACTTCCTAGCCGGTGACAAGTCATTCATCGCATTTGCTATGCAAATCATGGATGTTGTCGTCATCCCTTCTGCAACTGATCCGAATTCATTCGTGTCAACATGTAAGGGACTCGTTACTTGGGGCCGAAAGGTCTTCGAAGGTAACAGAGGCCGTGGAGCTTACCTCCGTGCAACAATCTAGTATTGTCTGCTTGCTTTGCCCCTTTATGGGGGCAGGCACAAGCACACAAAATGGATACTATTCAACTCGAAAAGAGCATACGCAAGTCACTTCAGCAGATCCAAAACGACCTGCTTAAAAAGGCGACCATGATTCGCGTGGATGATATCGAGAAGCGCGTGAAGGATCTTGAGGGGGCAGAAAAAGCAAAAGATGGAGAAAAGCTGGTATATGGCGTGGATTATTTGCGTCCGGCTGAAATGTCCGCAATCAAAAGAGAGATACTCAAAGAGGCAACGCCTCGATATGGCATTGACTTCATGACTCCGGATCAGATTGCTGCATTCCTTGAGCGCATTCGTCCGGTTAAAGGGGTGGATTATGCCGATGGAAAGCCCGGTGCAAGGGGAAAGGCCCTCACATGGGATGATCTAACAGCCGAGCAGAAATCATCGCTTAAAGGGGATCGTGGCGATCGTGGGCCTATGCCTAAGCATGAATGGGATGGAACAAAGATCCGTTTTGAACATGCTCCGGGAATTTGGGGCAACTGGCATGATCTTCAAGGCCCTGCAGGAGAGTCAAAAAAGAATGAGTATTCTGGCCACACCGGCGTCGATGAATTCCCTGCTCGAGCAGGTACCGGAGCAACACGTTTCAGTGAACTTGCAGATGTTGCAAGCTACAAAGGAAATGCAGGAAAAGTAGCGAAAGTAAATAGCACAGAGAATGGACTTATATTTTCAGCCGATGCCGGAGTAACTGGTACCGGAGTGGCGAATCAGATCGCAATGTTTACTGGAACGGATACAATCGGTGGTTCTACAAATTTTATTTGGGATTCAACAATCAGCAGTTACCGAATGAGCAAGCTATCGGGTACAGTGGCCTCTACTGCTGCAAACCTAGCAGATGATCATTCTCCGAATCTTCGTAACGCTACAGCTACAGCTACATCAACACAAATCGCAGGAAAAGTGGGAGATGGCGCACTTCGTACAAGCGGAGGATCTGCTCGTCTTGAGCTTCCGGTGTCAGTCAATTTTGATGGACTTTATAACACTACATTTGCATTTTGGTTCAAAGTCTCTGCGACAACAGGAAACCTTATCGGAGCTACAGCCGACGGAGTATTCAAGATCACATGGGAGCGAGGAGGTGGACTCATTCGTTTCTTGGGCCGTGGATGGCTTACCTACAAGATTGATCCTGCAGGAGCAGTCTCTACCGGAGTATGGCACCATGTAGCCGTTACAACGACAGCAACAAATCACACCATGTATCTCGATGGAGTCTCTATCGGGTCAGTGACTCTTCCATCAACACCGATCACTCAAAGCACAAATAAAATCACGCTTGGATATAATGCTTTCGGTGGTGCATGTAATGGAGATTATGATGACTTTGGTCTATGGAATCGCACATTGAGCGCAGGAGAAATTTCAGCTCTCTACAATGGTGGAACTGGCACAGAAATCAATCAGCTCGATGGTGCGCTTTTTGCAGTCTACAAATTCAATACAACAAAAACTTCTACGCTTTTGACACTCATAAACAACATTTCAGCGTCAGGAGCTACATTCGACACACTGGTCGCATCCGGAGCAATTTCAGGAGCAACACTTTCAGGAGTAGGAACAGCTATCACAGCTCTCAATGCAAGCAATATCACAAGTGGTACTCTTGCAGCCGCACGTCTTGGTGCTTCACCGGATGCTACAAAATACCTTCGTGGCGATAATACATGGCAGGTATTGAAACTCTGGTCAGTAAACGGAAATGATATCTACTATGATCAGGGTAAGGTGGGAATCGGACTCGGGGCTTCTTCTCCTAGAGGGCTTTTTGATATCAATGGTGGAGGATATTA